CGAGGGAGAGAAGATGAGAATTGACTTAGCACTCTTGTTTACCTGGAGAGAGGTGGCAAGGATGAAGAACTCTGTCAACACAAATCTACTTATCATGGATGAAGTGTTTGACAGTTCTCTTGATGGATTTGGAACAGAGGAGTTCATCAAGATTATTAAATACGTTGTCAAAGATGCAAACATCTTTATCATCTCTCACAAGACTGGTCTGGAAGATCGATTTGACAATGTGATGAGATTTGAAAAAGTTAAAGGATTCAGTAGGATGGTATCATGAGAGTTTTAGTTACAGGTCACAATGGGTTTATTGGTCGCAACGTTTACTTAGATTGGCAACAGACCTTAGGTGTCAATAATGTAGATGGTATTGATTACCCTGATGATATTGGTGACTTCGATGGTGGTGATTACAATCTTGTCATTCACCTTGCAGCATACGCTGACATTAGAGAGAGTTTGAAAGAACCAAAACTCTATTATGAAAACAATGTAGTCAAAGCAAAGAAGTTATTTGAGTGGTGCAGAAAGACCAACACAAGACTTCTCTATGCTTCCTCAAGTGCAGTTGAGGAGGATTACTGGGAGAATCCATATGCCATGACTAAATGGATCAATGAAATTATGGCTCCCCCTAATTCAGTTGGTATGAGGTTCACAACTGTTTATGGTCCTGATAGTCGTCCTAATATGATGTATAGAATGCTTGAGGACAAGACAGCAAAGTATGTCACAAATCATAAGCGTGATTGGATTCATATCAAAGACGTATGTCGTGCTATTCATTATCTTGCATCATCTAGTCTTACTGGCACTGTGACTGTTGGAACAGGTAAATCAGTTTCAGTTAGGAAACTCGCTCAGGCAATGGGTATGGGACACCTTCCTCTTGTGGAGGACACACCTGGAGAGAGAATGGATAATCAAGCAGATATCTCTCAACTTAAAAAGATTGGATGGTTCCCCACGGTAAACATTTTTGACACAGTTTAAAGTTCTGTATCTAAGATGTTAATTTAACAAAAACTTCATGAAGTTAGCATACGCTGACTAAATAATAACAGAATTGGAGATAGCAAGATGCTCTAAACGTCTTCGTTATTTTTATTGTAATTGGAGAGAATCATGCACAACATCATCTCATACAATCAACTAGCCGGTTGGAAACAAAGCGTGGATCATCTAGAGAGAACCATTACACACGCTAACGAACAATCTGACGCATTAAACGATTATTACAACTGCCTGATTGAGTGTGATGAGAGTCAACACATCTGTAAACGTATTTGCAAAACAGTTTTAGACTAAAACTAAACCGTAGACACAAGGAGAACTGTCACTAAGTGCCCCCCGCTTCGGCGGGGGGTTTAGTATTATAAGGGCAATGACAGGACAAGCATGACCGTTAAGCACGAAATCAAATCCCAACTCGCTAAATTGCTTGCCACTGAGGATTTGATCGTGGAGCACAAGCAAGTTGAAACTGCCTGCTTCAACGTTCATACTCGTGTCCTTACCCTTCCTATGTGGGAACGAGCAAGCAATACCGTTTACGATCTTCTGGTTGGACATGAAGTGGGACACGCTCTCTTTACTCCAGATGAAGACTGGATCAAACGTAAAAAAATCCCTCCTCAATTTGTGAATGTGGTTGAGGATGCTAGGATTGAAAAGATGATGAAGCGTAAGTATGCTGGACTTGCAAAGACCTTCTACCATGGGTACAAAGAATTACACGAAGAGGATTTCTTCGCTCTATCTGATAGCGACATCTCTGATTTTAACCTTGCTGATCGTGCAAATCTTTACTTTAAGATCGGTAATTTTCTAGACCTCTCCTTTACAGAGGATGAGTTGGCAATCATTCGCATGATTGATGGATGCGATGACTTTGAAGATGTTCTTATTGCTGCAGAAGCACTCTATAAGTTCTGCAAGAAGAAACACAACGAAGACGTAAAGAAACCTGCTAATCAAACTGAGAACCAGCAACCTTCATCTGAGATCGTTGATGAGGATGCAAAGGAAGAAGTAGAGCACGAGTCTGATGATCAAACTGAAGATTCTCAAGAACCCATTTCTAACAATCAAGAGATTTACTCTGATGAGAGAGATGATCTAAAGGTTGAAACTGCTGATTCTTTTAGTGACAACATTAAAGATCTCATCAATGAGCACTCTAGTGAAACTGTTTATCTGGAAGTTCCTAAGGTTAATCTTGATACGGTAATTGCTAATAATACTGAGGTTCATGATTATATTAACTGGTGGTGGTCTCGATATGAAGAGTTTGAAACTCCCGTCTTTAAGTACCCGGATCAAGAGTATTTTAAATTTAAACGTAATGCACAGAAAGAGGTTAACTATTTGGTAAAAGAGTTTGAGTGTCGTAAGGCAGCAGATTCATATGCTCGCGCATCAACTGCTCGCACTGGTGTCCTTGATACATCTAATCTTCATACCTACAAGTTTAATGAAGATCTCTTTAAGAAAGTGACTGTTCTTCCAGATGGTAAGAATCACGGTTTGGTGTTTATTCTTGACTGGTCTGGATCTATGTCTCAGGTCATGACCGACACCTGCAAGCAACTGTTCAACCTTGTTTGGTTCTGTAAAAAAGTAAATATTCCCTTTGAAGTTTACGCATTTACTAATGAGTGGAACCGTCAATACGTTGGTAAAAATGGTGAGATTATTACACCAAACTTTACCCCTCACTTTGAAAAGAAAGAAGGTTTGTTTGCCATTGAACATGACTTTTCTCTCATGAATATTCTCTCTAGCAAAGTATCTGTAAAAGAAATGGAGAGGCAGATGATTAGTGTATGGCGACTTGCATATTCTTTTGGACGTTCTTATTCAACTCATTATGCATGGCCTGATCGTCTTAGTCTTTCAGGAACTCCTTTGAATGAGTCTCTTGTCTGTTTGCATCAGATTCTTCCTAAGTTCCAGCGTGAGAACAAGTTGCAAAAAGTTCAATGTATTGTTTTAACTGATGGTGAAGCAAACCCTCTTTCTCAATATAAAGAAGTAAAACGCTACTGGGAAACAGATTGTGAACCATATCTCGGACACAAACGTATTGATCCAAGTAATACCGTTCTACGTGATCGTAAACTTGGGACCACATATAAGATGGGATATTCCTACCATGAATTCACTGATGTGATGCTTCGTAATCTAAAGGATAAGTTTCCTCAGGTTAATTTTATTGGAATGCGTGTTCTTGCATCTCGCGACGTTGGTAATTTTATGCGTCTTCATAATTTTTCTGGTAGCAATGAATTTCTTCGTCTTCAAAAGGAATGGAAGAAAGAGAAGAGTTTCTGTATTAAAAACTCTGGATATGATGCATACTTTGGATTGTCTTCTAACTCACTCTCTCAAGACTCAGAGTTTGAAGTTGATGAAGGTGCTACCAAAGCAAAAATTAAATCTGCATTTGTCAAATCTTTGAAGGTTAAAAAACTAAATAAAAAAGTCCTAGGAGAGTTTATTTCTTTGGTGGCATGAGCGATAAAAAGTTACCTGAATGGAAGGTTAGAGCACTACAAGACCCTTCCGTGAACGATAAGCAAGCACGAATCATCATGGATGGTCCGAAGTGTTTGACTGATGCGTGGTTCCTCCAGGCGATGAAATTTAAATATGGACGATGACAAGACTGTCCACTAGGGGGTCACATGACCCCTTTTTTCATATATAATAACTTCAGTTAAAACAAACCACATGTCCCTCTCACCTGAGTTCATTCGCACTTCCCTTCAGGGGTTATATGGTGAGTCTGTTGCTGCTGCTGATATTCGTGCCTGGTGTGCCATGAATGGTGCGAACTATCAAACTGTTACTAACAAACTTTCAGATTACAAAATTAGTCGTGGTAAATGGAATCTTGAAGTAACAAAAGAAACAGTGGAAGAACTAGAAGTAACATATAGTGCTCCCGCTGCAACTCCTGCAATCGAACAAAACCTTATCCCACAGAAAGATGATACCTTCGTCAGCTTTGGTAATTTCAATGACGTTAAAAAAATTATTAAGTCCGGTCTCTTCTACCCTACGTTTATCACGGGTCTCTCGGGGAATGGTAAAACGTTTTCTGTCGAACAAGCATGTGCCCAACTCGGACGTGAACTCATCCGAGTCAACATCACCGTAGAGACTGATGAGGATGATCTCATTGGCGGTTTCCGTCTTATTAATGGCGAAACCGTCTGGCATAATGGACCAGTCATTGAGGCACTGCAGCGTGGAGCCGTGTTGCTTCTTGACGAAATCGATCTTGCCTCAAACAAAATCCTCTG